ATTTAAAGCACAATATCCTGATGTTTATGATGTGGTTGAAACTGTTTCACACTTACAAAGTGAAGCCAAAGTCGAAGAATTAAATTCTAAGATTGCATCTTTACAAGAAAGAGAATCAGCAGCCTTAAGAAAAGAAGCAGAGTCAGAGCTTTATAATAAGCATCCTGATTTTGCAGAACTTCGAGATAGTGATGAATTTCACGATTGGGCTAAATCTCAACCTGAAGATATTCAAGCATGGGTTTATAATAATCCTAACAATGTTGGTTTAGCAAGTCGAGCAATTGATTTATTTAAACAGGACATGGGATTAGCTTCTAATGAGAAAACACAGACTCAAAAGAAGTCTAAGAGTTCAAGCTCAACGGCTGCGGACATGGTATCTACAAAGACTACAACGATAGATGCTACAGCAGAACCGAAAATTTGGACTCAAGAGGAAATCGCAGCACTACCTATGGATGAGTTTGATCGTCTCGAAGCAGAGATCGATAAAGCTCTTGAAGAAGGTAGGGTTCGTGGTTAAAGTATAACTATTAACATTTAAAGGTGACTTAAAATGGCTTATAATCAATCGGACGCTTTATTCGAGCAATCGACTGATACTAATGGTAACTTTGGCAACTCCGTAACTGGACAAACTAATGCATTCTTCATGCCTAAGGTTTATTCCAAGAAGGTACTTAACTTTTTTAGAAAAGCCTCAGTAGCAGAAGCAATCACTAACACTGATTATGCAGGTGAAATTACAGCTTTCGGAGACACAGTACGTATTATCAAAGAACCTGAGATTACTGTTTATCAGTATGAAAGAGGTGCAGACGTTACTCAGACCAAACTTACTGACATGGAAGAAACCCTTACTGTTGATGTCGCAAATGCTTTCAAATTCAAAGTAGATGACATTGAGAAATCTATGTCTCACGTAAACTTCAAAGAGGTTGCATCCTCTTCTGCAGCTTACGCTCTTAAAGATGCTTTTGATGAAGGTGTTATTGCTGAATTGTTTAGTGGTGTCTCAACTTCATCACCTGACCACGTGTTAGGTGCTGATGCTTCTGCTGCTACTCAAACAATGGCGCAACATCAAGGCGGTTCTAATGGTATTGACCTTACAGGTTCTGATGGTACTGGAACTGATCCCCTTGATGTAATGGCATTTATGGCTAGATTGTTGGACGAGCAAAACATTCCTGAAGAAGGAAGATGGTTTGTAGCTCCTCCTTCTTGGTACGAGCAACTGTCTCAATCTGGTTCAAAATTAATGTCAGTCGACTTCAATGCAGGGCAAGGTTCTATCCGTAATGGACTAGTATCAAGTGGAAAGCTGCGTGGTTTTGATATGTACAAGTCTAATAACATTGCTGCTGCTTCTACAGCTAGTGGTAAATGTATAGCTGGACATATTTCTGCCTGCGCTACTGCACAAGCTATTACACAAACTGAGGTTCTTCGTGATCCTGACAGTTTTGGTGACATCGTTAGAGGTCTTCACGTCTATGGCGCTGATGTACTTCGTAGCGAAGCTTTAGTATCTGCTTTCTATTCAATTGACTAATCGTTAATTAAAGCAATAAAACGGTGTGAGGGAAGGAAATTCTATAATATTCTCCTTCCCCATACTTAGAAAAAAAGGAAACAAATGCCACAACTAGGAACAGATGCAAGACCTGTAATCTTAAAGAATAAGAAAAAAGGCAATAGAAAAGTAGTAAGTGCAGGCAATAGAATGACTGCTCAAGAAAGAAAAACATACAATAAGAATTTTGATAGGATTTTTGGAAAAACCCAAAAGAATTATAACAGACAAAAAGGATAAATATGTACTATAGTAAAGATAAAGACAAAAGAAAAAAAATGAATAAAGGTACTAAAAGAATGACGTATAGTGATGGTGGAGTTGTTCAATATACAAGCATAGAAGATAAAGTTGAAAAGTGTACTGCCAAAGTTGGCATGAACACAATGAAGTAATTGTAAGGATTTAAAATGGCTAAAGGTGTAAAACATTATTTTAGAAACGGCACTGAGTTTAAAGGCAACACACACAAAATGCCCAACGGACATGTACATTCTAATAAAACGCATACTAAAACAAGTAAAAGGCTTTATCATTTTAAAGATTTAAGTAAGACAGCAAAGAAAAAAGCTAAAGGTAAGAAATAAAAATGGCAACTACTTACTTACAATTAACGAATGAGTTATTAAGAGAATCAAACGAAGTTGTTTTAACTTCTTCTAATTTTAGTAGTGCTTTAGGAGTTCAAGCTCATGTTAAAGACTGTGTTAATAGAGCTTATAATGATATAGTAAGCGCTGAACCTAGATGGTCTTTTCTTGCTACAGGAGAAAGCGGAGCAACAGATCCTTTTTATGGAAATGTGTATGTTGAAACAACAGCAGGAACAAGATGGTACGAATTAAAAGCAGCATCAAGCTCAGTTACAACTGATTATGGCGCAATAGATTGGAATGATTTTTATCTAACAACTATTGGAGTTAGCGGTGAATCAGCGCCTTATACAAGCCAAAATTTATCTTTTGTAACATTAGAAGAATGGAAAGATCATCGTAGAGAATCTGAAAATATAGACGATGCAGATACACAAACATATGGTGAACCTAAAGTTGTTATAAGAAGTCCTGACGGTAGAAAATTTGGAGTAAGTCCAATACCTGACAAAGTTTATAGAGTGTGGTTTTTTGCTTGGGATTTACCTACAGCATTAGATGCACACGGAGATACAATAGTATTTCCTGATATGTATAGTTCGGTTTTATTAGCAAGAGCTAGGTATTATATGCATCAATTTAAAGATAACCCACAGACAGCAGCTTTTGCATTAGATGATTATAAAAAAGGACTAAGAAAAATGAGATCTAATTTAATGAATCCTGCGCCTAAGTATATGTCAACGGATCAAATATAATGACTTCTTCTCAACCTTTTGCATTAGCATGTGAAGGAGGACTAGACAAGTCTTCAAGTTCTTTTGAAATGTTAAGAACTCCGGGTTCTGCTACATTGTTAGAAAACTTTGAAGTTGATATTGCTGGAGGATATAGACGAGTAAATGGTTATTCGGCTTTTGGAGGAGGAAGTGCAGCAAATCCAAGCAGTGAAGACGATATATTAGGTCTTCATGTTTATGCTGATGGAGTTATAGCTTGTTCAAGTACTAACATATATTTTAGTTTAGACGGAACAAGTTGGTTGCAAATAAATAGAGCAAGTGTTTCAGGTAGTGGAGACAACTATAGTACTTTTACAGGTCGTAGTGCTTCTGCTAGAACCTCACAAAGTCTTGCACATTTTGCAACTTATGAAGGTGATACAACTTATGGAGAAGTTATAATCACTGATGAAGGATCAGGTGTAAAACCTTTTTATTTTAAAATGACAGGAACTGGCGCACTAAGTGATCGAACTTATTACGCAAAAGAAATAACAGTAAGTGGAACACACTATCCTAAGTTTTGTACGATACACGATAGACACTTAGTTGTAGCAGGTGCAGCCACAGCACCAAACACTATATTTTATAGTGGAACAAATGACATAGATGATTTTACAACAAGCGGTTCAGGAAGTATAGTATTAGATGATCAAGTAGTAGGTTTAAGATCTTTTCGTGATGATCTAATTATATTTTGTAAAAATAGTATTTATAAATTAGTAAATATAAATATATCAGCAAGTATTGCAATAGAACCAATTACACAAAATATTGGTTGTTTAGATGGTAAAAGTATTCAAGAGATTGGTGGTGACTTAGTATTTTTAGCACCTGATGGCATAAGAACACTAGCAGGTACAGCAAGAATTGGTGACGTAGAGTTAAGTACAGTTACTAGAGCAATACAGCCTGTAATGAAAAACATTGCAGATAATATTGGAAGTTTTAATGTAAGCAGTATTGTTATACGAGATAAATCGCAGTATCGTTTATATTATGGAGATTCTTCTTCTGGAAGTTCTGCAAGAGGAATAATAGGTACTTTGAAAACTACACAACAAGGAACACAATTTCAGTGGTCTGAAACAATAGGTATAGATGCAAGTGCTGCAGCAGTTTCAGGCTTTAACTCAAGCGGTGTTGAAAAATATTATCATGGTGATTACAATGGAAAAGTATATAATCACGACACAGGAGACAGTTTTTTAGATTCTGGTGGAACAGCAACAAATATTATAGCTAAGTATCAGACACCAGACATTGATTACGGAGATTTAGGAACTTTAAAAACTCTTAAGTATGTAAAAGTTTCTATAACTCCAGAAGGAACAGTTGATACAAGTTTAAGAATAAGATATAATTTTGATGATCTAGATAGTCCACAGCCTACAGATTATTCATTATCAATACCAAAACCTTCGTTGTTTGGAACAGCAGTTTTTGGTTCTACAGCAGGTCATAAGTTTGGAGCAGCAACAGACCCAATAACTAGACAATCAGTAGAAGGCAGTGGAAAAAGTAATTATTTTAGAATATTTAGCGATAATCAAAATTCACCTTATACAGTAAATGGAATATATATAGATTACGTACCTTCAGGGAGAGAATAAAACATGGCACAAAGTTATACAAGACAAAGTACGTTTAGTGATGGAGATACCATTACTGCTGCATTGTTTAACAATGAATACAACCAATTAGTAAATGCATTTACATACAGCTCTAGTAGTGCTTCAAGCACTGGACACAGGCATGACGGTACAGCAGGACATGGTGGTAATATACATACTATTGGTGATTTAGATTTTCTTAATAAAATTGTAGCAGACAGTACAAATAATCGTTGGGGAGTATTTGTAGAAGTTTCTAGTGCTGCAGTTGAGCAGATTAGAATACAAGACGGAGCTATTGTTCCAGTAACAGATAATGATATTGATTTAGGAACAAGTTCTTTAGAGTTTAAAGATGCTTACTTTGATGGTACAATTACCACAGATTTATTAACAGTTTCAGGAGCAACAAATCTTGATGGTGCTATTCAAGTAGACAATACTATAACTGTTGGTGTAGACGATACTGGTTACGATGTTAAATTCTTTGGCGATACAGCTAGTGCTTATATGTTATGGGATGCTTCTGCTGATGATTTAGTATTAGCAGGTGCTGCAGGTCTAGATGTTGCAGGAGATATAGATGTTGATGGAACTTCTAACTTAGACAATACAGACATAGACGGAACACTTGCAGTAGATGGAACAACTATTTCACTAGATGCAACAACATCATTAAATATAGACAACTCTAATACTTCTAACGGCATTACTATTGGTACTGCAACTTCTGGTGTTCCAGTTTCAATAGGTCACACAACTTCTGAAGTAACAGTAAACGATAATCTTACCGTAACAGGAACACTTACATTAGGTTCAGGTGCAGAATTAACAGAAGCTGAACTAGAAATGCTTGACGGAATTACAGCAGGAACTGTTGCAGCTTCTAAAGCAGTCGTAGTAGATTCAAATAAAGATGCAGCTTCGTTTAGAAACATTACACTTACAGGTGAACTTGATGCAGGCTCATTGGATGTATCAGGTGATGCAGATATAGATGGTACATTAGAGACAGATGCTTTATCAATTAACGGAACTGCAGTTACATCTACAGCAGCCGAACTAAATATCCTTGATGGTGTTACATCAACGGCTGCAGAATTAAACATTCTTGATGGTGTTACAGCAAGCGCAACCGATATTAACCTTATAGACGGAATTACAAACGGAACTGTTATAGCCAGTAAAGCTATTATAACAGATGCTAACAAAGACATTAGTGGTGGTAGGAACATAACCATTAGTGGCGAACTAGATGCTGCTACATTAGATATTAGTGGAGATGCTGATATTGATGGAACATTGGAAGCCGATGCAATTACTATCGGTGGAACTACACTTGCAGAAACAATCAGCGATACTGTTGGAGCAATGGTTGGCTCTAATACTGAAACTGGTATTACTGTTACTTACGAAGATGGAGACAATACACTAGACTTTGTAATTGGTACACTTAACCAAGACACTACAGGAACAGCAGACAATATTACAGTCTCTGCAAATAACAGCGCAGATGAAACTGTATATCCTATATTTGTTGATGGAGCTACAGGATCACAAGGTGCTGAAAGCGATACAGGACTTACTTATAATCCTTCTAGTGGAGTATTAACATCTACTTCATTTACAGGTAATTTAACAGGTAATGTAACAGGTAATACAAGCGGTACAGCAGCTACAGTAACAGGAGCAG